TTGCAAAAGAAGCTAATATTCCATATGGCACTATCTGCGGAATACTCCGACGAGGCTTCGGAAATTCTAACGTAGAAAATGTATTGAAAATCTGCAAAGCACTCAATATCAGTGCTGACGAATTGGGCGAAGGGCGTATAGTTTCAATTACCAAATCAATAACTTCACAATCAATTGAATTGGATGGTATGATTCAGGATTTCAAAATTAAAATTCAGAACTATAACTTGATTGCAAATGGCAAAAAAACAAATCAAGAAGACATCGAGCTTCTATTTGACACTATCGATATAGGCGTTGAGTTGATTAAAAAGAGGATTAACAGGAGGGAAAATGAAATTTAAAGAATTTACAAGAAAAAGCATAAAAATCACAAAAGACCTGACGCAAGAGTTTAAGGACTTCAAAGATTCGCCAAGAGAAGAATCGAAAAGATTATTTAAAAAAGCAATTGCAAAATTGCGAAAAGAAGAAGAGACTGAAATTGATAAGGACTCTAGCTTATATCAAATTGAAGTAATCATGTATGACGGTTCAATATCTAAATACCCTAAAGGGTTCATCATAACAGACAGAATTAACAGTGTTGAATGTGAAGGCAAGCTATATCATACAAGCTTATACTGCCCTAAACTCAGAGCAGAAAGTAACGATTACACCTTGCCAATCAAGGCGCTTAAGATTTTAAAAGCTCACGAGAGGAACATTAATTATTGCTTTTATTGCGAGCAAAAATTGTATGAAGAATTAGATTACGAAAGAGATTATATGAACGAATATGGCGAGGAGGACGAAGAATGAAAGTAGCATTATATTCTAGAGTATCAACGCAGGAGCAAGCAGTTAATGGATATTCGATAGAAGAACAGCACGAACGTATGACTAAATACTGTGAAGCAATGGGTTGGGAAGCATATAAGACATATACGGACGCAGGTTATAGTGGGGCGACGATAGAGCGCCCTGCTCTGCAAAGAATGATTAAAGACGTTGAAGCAGGTAAGGTTGATAAGGTACTTGTATATAAGTTAGATAGAATGTCACGTTCTCAATTAGACACGCTTTATCTAATCGAGAAAGTGTTCTTAGCCAATGATGTGGACTTTGTGTCAATGAGCGAGAATTTCGACACAGCCACTCCTTTCGGGCGTGCTATGATTGGCATACTAGCTGTATTTGCACAGCTCGAAAGAGAGCAAATTAAAGAGCGTATGATGATGGGAAAAGAGGCTAGAGCTAAAAAAGGACTTTATCACGGTTCGACATATCCACCTATTGGCTACGATTATGTAAATGGAGAGCTTATTCCTCTTGAATTTGAAGCCTTGCAAATTCAAATGATTTTTCAAATGTACGTTAATGGCACTTCTCCACTTAAGATTGCTGAATATCTTAATGATAACGGATATGAGACTAGATACGGACGTTGGAACGACATCACCATCAGAAAGATTTTAAGACGTAAAACATATATTGGATATATTAGACATCGTGACGAGTGGTTCGAAGGGCAACATAAAGCTATAGTCGACACGGAGACTTTTAATAAAGCTCAGGAGATTTTCAACGAAAAAAGTAAAAACTATTCATACTACAAGCGAAAAGACGGAAATGTTAATAGCTATTTAGGTGGATTAATTTACTGTGGGTGCTGTGGGCATAAATATATGAAAGTCATTGGAGAATCAACCAAAGGTGGCAAAAAATACAAATTAGACTACTATAAATGCTATGGGCGAGCAGGGCGCAAGCGTCTACTTGCAGGTGACCCTAACTGCAAAAATAAAATATGGCGAATGGATAAATTGGACGAGCTTGTTTTGGGCGAAATTAGAAAATTAGTCATTGACCCCGATTGTTATAAAACTAAGAATACCTTCCAAGATACTAAGCCTATCGAGGTAAAAATCGAAAATATAGACAATCAGGTTGATAAGTTAATGGACTTATACTCTGTCGGAGATATGCCCATTTCATTACTTCAAGAAAAAATTCACAGTTTAGATGAACAAAAAAAGAAGCTAGAAGCTGAAATTGACAAGATTAACGCTGACGCAAAAATGTCAGCTGATGATGTGGCTGATGTAATGACTACATTCGATGAAGCTATTGACTCTGGGGACTTTTTCAAGATACGCGCAATCATCACGTCTTTAATTGAAAAGATAGTGATTAATGGGGAGGATGTGGAGATACATTGGAAGTTTTAAAAAATTAGCAGTTATCATAACGCTGTTTTAACAGGATTTATATTAGTGCTAATTTTTTTATGTGACATTAAGAAAAAGGGCGAGAGCGTTCTCGTCCTTTTTCTTTCTAAATTGATTCTGTAGGTAGGTTCTTAACTTCGTTCATCAGCTTCTCTGCTGTGCCGTCGCCACCCATATTCTTGTAAGGCTCGTATAGATAATGATATATCTCCTTATACTCATCTGTTGATATGTGACCTCTTTCAATGTACTTCTCGGCTCTGTGGATGATAGCGTCAAACGCCAATCCCATTAATAGCCTTGATTCGTCGTTATTTTTTTTATTTCTATTTGAAATTAAAGTCCAAAATCCTGTTGAGCCAAAGATGGCCACCACTAAAGTCACCATTGCTGTTATTATATCCATTTTTTTTCTCCATTATTCGACCACTTCCACGGTCAATGTTGTTCTTCCTTTCTTAATTAAATCATTCGTTCCCTCTGTTCTGTAGTAAACGTATATGACATCATCCTTGTTTACTTCACACAGTGTCGGAGCTATGACTAAGTCGGAATAGCTTGTAGTTGATTCCATTGACTCTGTCGCACATAGCACGTCACTTTCCGAATTTCTGCAAACGATAAATTCTTTAACTCCATCTGTGCTTGGAGCTAAAGCTAGTCTACCACTTATTAAGACCTTGCTTGCGTCGTTAATCTTAATGCCACCGCCAAAAGCTGTAAGTCTTTTTCCTGCTACCACGTCTGTAAGTAACGGCAATTTTGAATTACTCAACGTCAAAGGCTTAGTCACATCAGAGCTTAATGATAGCGTCGCCACGGATTTTTCGAGATTAATTCCGTTTGCTTCAATTCCATTCTCACTAATTCTAGCGATGATGTTCTCCTGGTCATCAAGCACGTTAACTGTGTTCTTCTGACTTCCTCCAACATTCAGTGTTCCGTCAACGCTATACACAAGACTAAATGCTCCGTCAATGCCTGCTTTGGATAACGACACGCCGTTTTTGTCTAACTTCATGACCTTTTCTGCCGTCTCCTTTGGCAATCTGTCAAGGATTAGCATTTTATCTCCGTCGTAAGTTAAATAAGAGCCTTCCATCGTCTTGTTAATGTCTTGAAGCTGTTTTTCAAGTGTTGTTTTTACACTTTTTACTTCTCCTGACACGCTATTAGATACGCTTTCGGTGATGTTAGACACAAGTCCTGACAGGCTTTGTGAAAAGTTCCCAAATTCCAACTCTGTGTAGCGTTCTAATATACAGTCATACTCATACTTAATGACGTGCGTTAATATGTTAATTCCTAATCGCTCGTCCTTAACTTCAACAACGTCACCAATATCTGTTAACTTATCCAAATTAGCCTTCAAGGTGTAGTTGACCTGAGGCACGCTGTTTGTTTCGACGTAGCTTTGTGCTTGCTTCTTTAAATCGTCAACTAATGCCTGCTTGTACGCTTCCTCGTCTGTATCGCCATAAGAATCTTTATAGTCTTCTTCGTTAATGTGGTCTTGATTGAATGAAACTGTCTTGACATAAGGGATAGCATATTGACGAGAGCTTGTGACATATATGTCTGCCTTCTCATCAATGGCATTTAATAAAATGTCGTCCTTGCCTGTTGGCAGTAGCTTAGTGACTACTGAGTTCCAATTTTGTTCGCAAGAAATCTCCTTTAAATTTTTCGCATATTGAACAGTAACGCCGTTATCAACACCAATCGAGCTTTTTAGCTCTATGTTAAAGTTATCTCTAACTAAATGTCCTCCCCACTGCTCAATTACACTCTGAATAGCTTCATACAAGGATTGTCTGACGCAACGGTAAGAATCTACCGTTGCAATGTCAGAACTTATTGAAAACAGACTGTTTGGCTCTGTAGCACTGTTTAACTGCTTTAGTGCCGTGTCGCAATCTTTGTTCTCAATATTAGAATCTAATATCAGATAGTTAGCTGTGTCATAGAACACGTGCTGACATTTAGCTGTAATCTTATGACTAGTCTTTGTAGGGTTGTTTATTCGAAATGCCTGCTCTCCTTGTGGCGTTGGCGCAACTATGATATTTTCTCCTGCTATGTAGTCAGCATATTTAATTGGACATTCTAAATCTAAATAGAACTCGCCGTTATCTTCCTTATGCACGAGCGCACGTGTAGGATTGATTACTGCATTGCCGTTTGAAGCGAATACTGTATCATCTGAATTAAATATCTTAATCATTTAACGTATACCTCGTATCTTGTGCCTTCTTTAAAGTCACCACTTATGATTAAAGAGCCATCTCTTTCGATGGCTTTTGTTATTTGCGTGTTATATCCATTAAGCTCCATTAAGCACTTAGAATCAGTTAATTTTTTAACTCTGAAAATAGTGTTAACCGTAGTGTTTCCAGCAGGAATTGTTTCTTCAAAAGAAGTCTTGTTCTTCGCTAGACCAATCTTGTCACTATAGCCATCTCCTTTTAGTTCGCCACTTATCACAAAAATGATTTCGTTATATTTATTAGTTGGAATATCTAAATATTTTCCAAGCATGGTATCTTCAACAGCAGGTTCTGTAGCGTGCTTTATCATTGTATAATCTTCGAGTCCTGCTGAATATAATTGACCTGCTATATGCAAATCACCGTCTTTAGTCAGCCACAAAGCGTTGCTTCTTTCAGTATCACTTGCTCCATTTCCTACAACAAAAAGTGCACCATTGACTACACCTTTGTTATGTTTTCCTATAACAAATTGATTTTCGTATGCGCGATTGTCTTCGCCAATTGCTACTGCATAGTTTGAAGTGCCTTGACAGCTAGAACCAATCATTAAACTATAATCACCACCAGCTAGGTTATTAGAACCTATCGCTGTGGAATGTAATCCGACAGCTTGATTGGTAACGCCAAAGCTTTTACCGAAGGTTCCTGATACTATGTTGTTGTCGCCAATAGCGACTCCTGACGAAATATATAATTGATTATTGTTTCCAAAAATCAAACCTTGACTTCGTCCCTTAAATATGTTTTTGTCACCGACTACCAATGATTTTGAACTCCCATTATCAAAGTTGTTATCATTTCCGAGAATCATAGAACGATTTGTTGATAATATATTATTACTTGCACCAAGAATTATTGTATTAGTGTTATCGCAATTTTCGGGGTAATTATCGGAGGAAATACTTCTCGTTCCTACAGTTAATCGAATCTCTCCCAACTGTATCGGTTTGTTAAAGTATGTTTCTCCATTAATACTTAATCCTTGATTATGAGTAGTCCACCCATTGAATGTTGATGCACCATTAGCTGTTAATTTGTCTGCCGTGACGACAGGTCTAGAGAAGGTCGCACCGCCTTCTTTAGCAAAAGTAACACTACCTGCTCCTGCTACAGTAATGCTTCCTTCACCACCGAGAATTGTTTCTTTTTTGCCTCCGACAGTGAGACCACCTGTTATTTCCATTCTCTCGTCTACGCTGTATAGTCCTTTGAAGGTCGGTTTATCCTTAACCGAGATAACATTACTATTAATTACAATATTTGTTCCAACGCCTAAATTTTGCTGAATTTTGAGCCAATAGCAACTTGTTTTTATGCCCTCTTCCTCTGCTACAGAATAGCAGTACCATATGGAATTATTTATTTTATCAAAATAAAGGTCTCCTACTTTAATTTCTTGATAATTAAGTGGGTCTGCAAGAGGTTCACCCTCTCCCTCGTACATATGTGGCATTAAATTGATGTCATATTCAATATAAATGCTTACTCCCTGTATCAGCTCGTCTTTATCTTCAATGTCTGAAAGTAAAGCAAATTTATAGCTATCAAATTCTCCTGTGTTGAATTTAACGCTTTGTTTTGTTTCTGCTGTTAATGAGCCTAGTTCTTCTGTTGACATATCAGGCTTTGTTATTTGAAATGCTGTTGTTTTTGGTAGCAAAATAATTATTTCTTGATTTTTTGGTAATTCAATATCTTTAGTTGCTAGCAGATTTTTTGCAAGAGTAGTTGATTCTGCTACCCAAGTGAATTTATCTTCAAGGCTGAGTTTTCCTTCTTTTAGAACTTCTAATATTGAACGAACAGCGTCGCCTGCCGATTCCCACTTATAGCCGAAGTAATCTGTTCTGATGTCTTTTAACTCTTGAAAATCCTTTGTATCGAACTTAAGTGATAAAGCGTTCTTCATATTAAGCTCACGCTCTTCGTTAAGTCTTACACTACTTCCGTATGAGAAGCTTAAATCGACTACTTCATCCACATTGCTCTCGTATCTGTATGTAGCATTTTCCTCGGTAATGCTGACTAAAAGTTCGCTACCCTTATAAATTGAAAATTCTGTGTCAGGCTGTAAGGTAGTGATTCGAATGTCTGTGTTAGTCGGAAGTTTAACCTTGCCTTGCAGGGCTGTTGATGAAGCGTTAGTATAAATTACAGGGATTTCAAAAATTCCTGTAACAAAATTTCTAGTGATTGAGCGAACAGCGTCACCTGCGCTTGGATGTACATATCCGTAGTAGTCCATTCTTGTATCTACAAGCTCTGCGTCTGCTTTTGTACTTCCGTCAGGCAAGGATATAATGCTGTCAATTCTTGAATTAGCCTTATTAATTTCTGTGTTAAGCTTAGTGTCAGCCTTAACACGTTCTGCTTCTTCGTTTTCAATCAATTCCTTAACATTCTTAAATTCTAAAGTAACGATGTTATTCTCAACGGCGTTCTTGCTAACGTCTGAGAAGGCGTTATCAATTGCAATCTCATTAATAGTCACGGAATCAGCAGTAATCTGTGTATCGCCGTAGTAGAATTTATATTTTTCGTTATCAAAATAAACCTTAACCTTCATTCTTTACCTCCCTTGTCACGTCGAAGTCCAACATTAACACTCCCTTAAGAATAGTGTAGACTTCGCTGTTAATTCCTACCTCTAAGTCGTAAGGGTACTGCCCCTGCTCGATTAATTCCGTGTCACTTGGCGCAACTCTTACGAGGTATTTACCATTTTTTAACTTTGTAATTCCGTTTTTCAATGTTTTTTGAAACAATTTAGCTTTATCGTCAGCATTTCTCTTGCAAGTGAAGAACGCTGACTCGATGTCCTGCGTTAAGTCTTCGATTTCAAAAATAAATGAAAAGGAATCACCTTTTGTGATTTTAATATTTGTGTTATTTGTGTTATTTACTATCATTTATTCCTCCTATATCCACCTTGAATAGCTTTCTATAGTTATTTCTTTAACTTTTCCCTGATAGGCTAGGACGTTCTTCCCTACTTTCAGTGCAAGGTTGTTGTAATCACCTAACAAATATCTGTTAGCGAGGATTCCAAGACCTTTGAAGTAAGCGTTCAATTCTTCAACCTCTATGGCTATCGTGATATAATCTTCACCCATAGCAAGTGCTACCTGCTTACCATTTAGACTTAGTATGACGTTCCCACGTCCACGGATAGTATAAATTGGCTTAGAAAAAACGTTACCATTATTTCTAATTTCAATCTCGCCGATATCCTTATCCAATTCAAACGTCCTTGTATGCTCAACGGCACTGAACTTAAACGGCTGAACGTGAAGTGATACTGTTGCCGTTCTGAACCTTACTAACTTCTCAAAGTCTATCTGCTCTAGAGCTTCGAACCTATAGAATTTGTCAGGTTCGTTCGAGAAGGTGATTGTTCCTTCCGAATTGAAGAAGCTTATCACTTCGTCAATGTCATAGTTGAACGAAAGTCCGATTTCAAACTCCTTTTCGTAAGCTGAATAACCTAACTTAGTCACTATGTCGCCGTCTCGACCGTCGATTTCTTCAACATTTTTCCTGACGGCTGGCTTGGTGATGGAGGGAAGGGTTGAAATTACCAACCCTTCAATGCTATTTGAATTTTTCCCATTGATGATGATAAATGGTCTCATTTTTTGCCTCCTTATGTGTATATAGTTCTTGCTACAGTCTTATTAACAAACTTCCCGACTTCGTAGTCGTCAAGTTCAACTGTCATTTCTCCAAGTGCCTGCTTAAATGCTGACAGCATATCAGGATATTGAGCTTGTCCGTTCGGCTTAACTCCGTTAACGCTAGAGTTAAGGTCTAGCTTAGTTGGAATTGATGATTGCATTTGTGTTGATACGCCCTGCATAGCATTTGAAAATCCAATTCCCAAGCCGAGTGCCATATTCTTTCCGATTTCATCACGGAATACCCTAGAAGGTGATTTGATTTTAAGCTGTTTTTTTACTCCTTTGACGAGCTGTTTAACATCGTTCTGCAAGCTTTCACTTACATCCTTCATTCCCTTCTTAAGTCCTGCCTTAATGCCTGTTGTTATTTGTTTTCCAACAGATTTTGACTGATTGTTAGCAGTAACGCCGAGAGCCTTCAAATCTGTAGTGTACTCTTGTGTGAGAGCATTAATCTGCTTCTTGGCTGTCTCTTTAAGAGTGGCTATCTGACTTTCAGTTGAAGCCTTTAAGCTTTCATTCTCTTTAGTAGCTCGCTTTTGAGCTATTTCGTTTTTTTGAACATATAAGCTTAAATATTCCTTAAGCTCCTCGTTAGTCATATCGTTAACGCTTTGAAGTGTCTTTAACGAAGACACGCCCATTGATTCTAACTCTTGATAAAGAGGATTGTTCCTGCCTATTTTTTTCTCTAAGTCGCTTAAAGTAGAATCCCAATCAGTAAGAGCTGTCACCTGACTTTTTAAGCTCTTCTTTAAATCTTCTTTTGTGATTTTCGAATCCAAATTTGGCTTATTAAAAAGTCCAAACGAAGACATGATTTCTTCTTTTCTCTTTGTGACTGTTTCTGTGTAAGTCTGTTGTAATTTTGCAATGTTTTCTTGCAATTCCTTGTTTATCTTAGCCACATTAGTCGAATATGTCTTAGTTAAGCTTGTTACATCCTTTTTAAGCGTTTTTTTCGCTGACTGCATTTGAGCAATCGCCGATTTGTACGACTTTGAGCCTTTTTTAACTGTTTTAGCTATTTGTTTCCAATAATCTACCTCCTGAGCTTCTGACAGCTTATTGGATTTTTTTAATTCATTAGCTCTAGTTTTAGCTCCTGATATGATTTTTTCATCAAGCTTTGACTGTTGAGCTGATGTCTTGCTATTAGCTTTCTTCTGTGCTTCTTCGATAGAGCTGTTAACTGTTTCTATCTGCTTTTTAACACTTTCTTTGTTCTTTTTCGTGTTAGCTTTTTCTAATTTAGCTTGTAATTCACTACGTTTTTTATAAAGCTTTTTCAAGCTTTCGCTAGAACTCTTATTAATCTCTTTAATGCTGTTTTTTTGTTCCTTCTTAACACCTTCAACTACACCTTTTGCCAACATCACGCCAACTTCGTCACGCATTTTTTTAGACGGCGAGTGTATTCCAAAGAATTTCTTTATGCCTTTTGTCACGCTTCCCATTAAGCTCTTAATTTTATTTAAAAGCCAATTCTTTGCGTTGTTCAATCCTTCCCACAGTCCCTTAATCAAGTTAAGTCCTGCGCCTGCCATCTGTGGAACAGCGTCACCTATTCCCTTGACAATTGACTTGATGATTTGAGGCACTGCTTTAACCACCTCGATTATGATTTTCGGCAAATTCTTTACTAGTGCAGTTAAAAGCTTAAATCCTGATTCGACGAGCTTAGGAATATTCGAACTAATTGCATTTAGTAACCCTGTTATTAACCTAGGAATAGCTTTAACTACCGAACTGATGATTTTTGGCAAATTCTTTGTTATTGATGTTAATAGCTTCACGCCTGCGTCAACGATTTTAGGAATGCCTGCAAGCAATGTGTTAACCAATGATGTTATTATTTTCGGCACTTTACTTGCTAAGCTTGACATTATTTCAGTTGCTTTTTCTACCAAGCTTTGAATTAATTCTGATATTTTATCAATGATTTTAACCCCAAATTCGGCAAGCTTCGGAAGGATGTTTGGAAATAATTCCAATACCTTATCAATAATTCCCTTAACAGCATTTACAACTGTTGGAATGTACTTCTCAATTAACGGAGCTATCTTCTTGAATATGGTCGGCAAGGTAGTCATAGCCATATTAACCATACCTGATATGATTGCAGTTAATCGAGGAGCGATGTTCTTAACCACGTTCACTAACGAACTTGCAAAGTTTTTCGCCAAACTTCCAAAGTCGGCATTCTCGTCTGCCATTCCTGTTAACATATTCTGCCAAGCTGATTTCATTGAATTGACAGAGCCTTGAATGGTAGTTGACGCTTCCTTGGAAGTCGTTCCTGTAATTCCCATGTTGGTCTGAACCTTGTGAATAGCTTCAATCATCTGGTCGTACGATACCTTCTGGTCTAAGTTCTTTGCTGTTAAGTCCTTGCCTGCTTTACCTAATATGCCACTGTCCTTGACAAGCCTTGCCATCTCAGACTTAGTTCCTCCATAACCGAGCTTCAAGTTGTCAAGCATTGTGTAGTTCTGCTTTGCGAATCCCTGATAAGCATTTTGTATCGACTTCATGTCAGTTCCCATCTTATTAGCATTGTCTGACATATCCGTGACAGCCAAATTTGCTACCTTAGAAGCTTTTTTTGTGTCTCCGTTAAGTCCTTGTAAGAGTGAAGCTGAAAAGCTCGTCACAGTGTCCATATACTCGTTAGCTGATAGTCCTGCTGTCTTATACGCATTGCTTGCATATTCTTGCACTTTTTTCGATGATTTACCAAAAAGTGTGTCAACACCTCCGACTAACTGCTCATAGTCGCCATAAGAGTCTAATGCCTGCTTACCCACGTTAACTACTGTGCCACCTAACTGTCTAATTCCATTAAGTGCTGACGCTATGGCACTACTCGCTAGATTAGCAAGCACGCCTTTCATTACGGTGAAGCCGTTTGAAGAAATCTTCGCCTTTTCGCCACTCTCCTGTGTTTTCTTTCCTAACTCATTTAGTGTTTTAGCTGTTCTGTTGCTTGTAGTTTCTGCGTTGGCTGTCTTAATTCGCATATCGTTTAGATTCTTAGTGTATTTGTTAAATTCAGTCGTGCTTTTAGCGACTTCGCTTTCCAAACTTGCCACTACTTTTTCTTGCTTTGCATATTCTGTAGATGATTTACCTAAGGTTGATTCTAATTCAGCCAACTTACTTTTTTCTTTTTCATAAGTGCTTACAAGCTTAGAGTGTTTTGCTTCTGCTTCTGCATACTTGCTTTGCATTTCAGCCATATCTTTTTTAAGACTTTCAAGTGCAGATTTTTGCTTTGAAAGTGCTTCATTCAATGTCTTTGAAGCATTAGTTAAATCTTTAGTTGATTTGTCGCCACTTGCGAATCCTGTTGATGTTGCTTTCATTTCAGCAGATACCACTCGCAAGTTCTGACTAATCTTAGTTAATGCTTGCCTATATTCGCTTTCACCTGTAAGCTCTATCTTTCCACCAAAGCTATCACTCATTTTTTACCTCCTTTCTAGAACCATTCTTCCTGCTCTTGTGCCTTAACATATGCTTCTTCATATGTCATTCCTGATTTCCTTAATTGCATTTCCAAGTCCCAATCGTCCTTGTAGCACTGATAGAGCTTTCCGAATGTTCTTATAGTCAATCTGCCTGTCTCCTTAAACGACAAGCCGAGCTTGACTTTCCCGATAAAGTAAAACCAAGAAAAGTCAATGACAGACTCAACCTCGTCTTGTACTATTCGTTTTTTCCTTCATCTTTTGTGCTTTCTACAACTGTCTCGTTCATAGCCTGAGTAGCTTCTACCATTCCAACCTCTGATATGATTCTACCTACCTGCTTGTGAGTAAGAGGCTTAACGTCTGTGCCGTTTTCCTCGTTTTCAATGTCAATTCCTTCGTTTATCATTTCCTTAAAACCAAAAATCACAGCTTTTACGTCAGATTCTCCATTTTCAGAGCCGTCTGTTAATTCGCCCCATTTATCTAATGTTCCGTATTCTTCCTGAATGTTTTCCATTACATTCAGATTAAATACTAACTTATATTCCTTGTTTTTATATTGGATTTTTCCATATGCTTCCTTCATTTAATTTCCTCCAATTAACTAAAAAGGGAGATTAACTCTCCCTTTGTTTTATTCTTTAACCATTAAGCCTTCAAGGTAAGTCACAGCTTCTGTCTTTGTATCAAATGTCTTTGTCACGGACCACTTGCCGTTAGCCAATGCACTAACTACACCTTCAAGCTCTGTAGTTGAAAATTCTAATGACTCGCCTTTTGTCTCGTCTTCCTGAGAAGGCTCGCTGAATTTACACTTGTAAATAAATTCTACTTTGTACTTGTAAGCACCATTTACCATCTTTGTGATGATTCTACCAAAGCCGATATAAGGCGCTGTGTCGTTTGCATTTCTAATCATCTCGCCCTGCTCGTCTACTGTGTGTCCGAGTAAGTCAGCGAGTGTCTTTGTGTCGTCTTCATCAATGCCTGCTGTTACTGTAGCACTATTAAATGATGTGTCGCTCTCTGCGAGAATGTCGTCAGCATAGAGAGTAGCTTCGTTGTTTGATACATCAACATTAAAAGATACTGCCTTAGCTGGCTTTTTTGCTCCGTCGTATGATGGAGTACCATCTTCTGCTTCTGTTAACTTCGCATATCTGAAATTACTTAAGCCTATTTTAGCCATTTTTTATTCCTCCTTAAAAATTGCAAAATTCAATGTCTTGTGATAGTAGCCTGTCTCAGTCTCGTACATATCAGTGCTAGACCTACTAGGTTGCCAAACAAAATCATATTTTTTCAAAATTTTCTTAATTTCATCAATAATCTTAGTGTAGTTCCCTTTCGAGTAAATATCGAAATCGTAATATTCGACATATCCAATCAATTCATCATCAGCACTTAGAGAGTTTTCGCAATCTATCTGCTGATAAGTCACATAAGGCTCACCGTGTTCCTCATATCGCATAAACTTAACAGGGATAGCCTCGCCGTTAATCTCAAAATCTTCAAATATTTTTTCAATTAATTCATTCATTTAAGTAGACCTCCACTTTCTCGCTTTTGAGCCTCCAACATAGCCTTTTTAATTTGAGCCTTGTTAAATGATTTTCTGAAAAAAGGTTGTTTGTTAACTTTGGTCGAGCCGTATTCAAATGCTCTTGCCACCACTGGGGCAGGTGACTTATATCCTTTGTGGTTAATGAAATAATCATAGACTCCTATCTTTGTGTTAATTCCACCGTCTGCCGTTCGGTAAGGCTTTGTGATTTTCAAGCAATTCATTATTTTTGATTTCTTTAGTGATTCAGGAGCATTCGCTCTAACGTTAGCTTCTACAACTTCTGCTCCTGCTTTTGTCATTTCCTCAAAAATTTTGTCAGACTTTTTTGAGATTGCTTCAATCTCGTTAAGTGTGTCTTTCGGAATTTCCATCTCAAACCTAGCCACTAGTGCGTCACTTCCTTTGATTGTATTTCCAATTCGACGTTTGCCTCGTCGATGTTATTCAAATATTCAATTGAATATTCTTTGCCGTTAAATTCTATCAGCATATCTCGATTGATTTTTGTTTTTGGATAGCGAATTGTGAAATTTGTGCAAGCCACCTCGAAGTCGCTCCCATTCTTAATCAACGTATAGCCTCTAGTCGTCTTAACGTGTGCGTATGTCGTCAATGCTAACGTTTTTTCTTTAGTCTGAAATCCTTGCTTGTCAGTCACTAAATCGACTGAATATATCTTGATTTTTTTGTTATACTTTCCTGCATTCATAGTAAGTTAACCGAATACATATCAAGAATTGAACTTACGACCTTGTTAACACTGTCGCTATTCACATATAGCGCTCTATTGTCATACATATCCTGACATAGCACGTACATCACTATCACCATATCGGAATATCTATCCAATTCTTCTAATGTCCTTCCTGTATACTTGCATATGTATGCTTTCGACACTTCGATAAGCGTATTAATGAAATTAATGTCTGTATCATCAAGCTCACTTAACCGTATGTAATCTGCTACGTCCTCGTAAGTAAGCTCACTGATTTTTTTAACTTGCTTCATAAAACACCTCCTTCGAGGCTATTCTTTTTTTGTTGTTTTCTTTTTAATTTCTTCAACATATTTTGCATTCAGGAGGTCTTGTGCGACCTCCTTGTCTGCTATGTCAATCACTTCTCCAATAGTGGCTGATACTATGCCACTAAAAGATACTAATGCTTTATACTTCATAAGCTACCTCTTATGCGCTCTTGATTGTTAATTTAGCAATTCTCTGTTCATCAATTACTTTTGCGTCAAACTCGAACCAACCAACGACGCCGTCGCAATGCTGTGTTGCAAATTTTTCTCTTAAAATCTGAATGTTGATTTCTTCTGAGAACTTAGTAGCAAGACCTGACATATCGCCGTAATAGATGGCTGTCTTTCCCTTTGTAATATCTGACATATTATCAGTGACATATACAGGCTTTCCTAAAAGTGTAGTTCCAAACGGAGCTGACACATCATCCTGTAATAAATATCTACCGTTTCCATCCTTAAGAAGTCTTAAAGCTGTTCTTGTGGCAGGTGACATTACCCAGATAGCTCCACTCTGGAACTCGTCTTTGATTGAGTCGTGAAGTTTAATCACTTCATCAGCAGTGATTGCTGTAGCTGACGCTGATTCAATACCATTCTTTAATGTTGAAAGTCCTGTTACTTTTGAATCTGTTCCATTGAGTAACTCACCTTCAATAAATCTCTTGATTGAATAAGCCATTTCATTAACCACAAAAGACACTATGTCAATCTGCGCGTTGTTAATTAAAGAGCGTGAGATTTTAGTTAATGCTCCTGCTAAAAAGCCTGTTAATGTAACAGAGCTAAACTTACCTGTTGAGCTTGTTAATTCTTCGAACTCATTAGCATATGCTACATTGATATTGTTAGCGTCAGCAGGATAGTAAGGTACTTGTAAAGTTCCCTTAACATTGAACTGCTGTGATTTTTCAAGAATAGGACATATATCGTATACTTTCTTGATAATCATATTAACAATAGTAGACGGAATTAATGCGCCATTATCAGTTTTTGTTAATTCGCCTGCTCTTTCGTGCATAACTGTTCCACGAATATAATTTTCAAAGGCTCTCTTTTCTTCTTCAGCAGTGTCCTTTTCTTCTTCTTTTGGTTCGTTGTCTTCCTTTTTCTCCTTATCGCCTGCCATTTCTTCAACGTCGCTCGCAAGAAGCTTTTTCTTGATTGCTTTAACGTCGTCTTTGATTTCAGCTAATTCTTTAGCTTCATCATCAGTAAGTTCTCTTACTTCATCCTTAGCTGTCTGAACGATTGCTTCTGCTCTTGTGATTAAATCGTTCTTCTTTTCGATTAATTCTTTTTTGTTCATCCTTTAAATATCCTCCTTCATTTCCTCGATGATTTTTTCTGCTTTTGAATAATCAATTTCAGCCTTTTCTTCTTTAGGCTCTTCTTGATGTTGAGGCAACTCTCTGATTTCTACATCAGTGATAAAAGCCTCGCCTCTGAATTGGATGTCGTCCTCACTTCTTGCTGTGATTAGCGTGCCATCATAAGCAGGAGTTTTGGATTTATCCAAGATTGATACTTCATGGAGTATCAAATCCTTAACATTTCGAAGTGGATAGCCCGTCTCGGCGTCTGTTCCACTTTCTACGCCGTCAGGCGTATCTTCAAAGCCGAAAGACCAACCTACAAGGTCGCCTCTTCGTGCTTTTTCGACTACCTCTTTGTCTGTAATTGTAGCTCTTGCTTTAAGTCCGATGTTGTCCTCTTCAAGGGTTAAGTTCCCTTTTGAGATAGAGCCTAAATCCTTATTCCAATCGTGATTGAGAAGAATATGTACATCATTCCTCTTGATTGCTCGATTAAACGCTCCCTTTCGGATTTTTTCGACAAACTTTCCAATCCTTGACATAAGAGGCTTTGAATTTCTTTCGACAGCATTAACATAGCCCTCTATCTCAACGCTGTCTTCTCTAATCTGAATTTTCATTCATTCCTCCTTCTCCCGATAAATCAGCTTGTGTGTCTGTGTTCGGCGTATAGAATGTATGTGTATTTGTATCATATAAGACAGCTCCAAGTCCGACATTGACTACGTCAAGACCTTCAATATAGTCACGGTTCTCTTCTTTACGAATCTCGTTAAGAGTTAACCATCCTGTTTCTTTGGCTATCTTATATGCTTCAAATCGTTCTTGTATTGACGCTTTTAATAGTTCCTTTACATCAAATTCAAAGAAGTGATTTTTCTTTTCTTTCTCCAAAAGCAAATCTCTGTTTAATGCTGTTTCGAATGCTTTAACTATTGGATAAATAGCTTCTTTAAATGTCAGCCAAAAATCATCCGTGATGTGGAATAGACTGTTGATTTCTTCTTGTAAAGTTTTCTTGCTTTCATTTAACTGCATTTCAACTGACGAATTGCTCGCTTCTTGAAATTCTATACCGTTATTGAGAACGCATACGTTGTTCTCGTTATTGGCATACATTTTTCGCCAAGCATTTTTTAAAACATTAATTTCTTCCTGACCTAATTTTCTTTGAGACTTTAAAAAGCCTTTCTTGTTTCCACCTGTCTTCACAAGTGAGAGCTGATATATTAATGTCTGATAAGCTGTCTCTAATGCCTTAGACACTTCCGTAATTAAGCCTGTACCACTTGCGCCATCTTTCGTGTTTCTTAAAAGTTTGATAAATTCAAATGATTTATACTCTTCGCCATTAACGTTAAGTGTGTAGCTCTTGAATACTGGGTTTGTATTTTTGAAAACAGAAATATATTTATCTTCTACGTAGTACAGTCCTGCTACATCATTTCTTTTTTTCCTGATATAGCAATAGCCACCTTTACCGAGAAGGTAATCTTCGACCATTGCTTTTTTAAGCTGAAAGCCATCTAGTGTGTCTCCTGTGTCGCCGTTCAGCATATTAACTCTAGCGTCCTCGACTTCTTCAACCTTGCCTTGTTCAATCTTGTATAATCTGACAGGCATTGAAGCTACTGAGTTAGATATGAAGTCAACAGCTCCACTGACAGCAGGAAGTGTTAGAGCTTTATCTCTTGTTATCGTTTCACCTTCAAGTAGCGCTTTAAGTAAAGCGTCGCTTACTTGTGGCTCGACGATTGGTTCAGCTTCTCTTTTTCTGAATAAACTCATTTGTTTCTCCTTAAAAAGTTTGAATAACGAAATCCATCTGATTGAGGAAGTAGTCTTGTTGTAGCAGATATACTGCATTGATTAAGCTCACTACCATATCAACCTTACCTTTAGATTTCTTTTTGTTTACATATTGATTTTTATTTGTGTCATAAACGCAACGTGCGTTTTGGAAATTTATCTCAAGCAAATTGTTTTGAGTATATTTAAACTCTTTGCTCAATATCTTTTCTTTCAGCAGTTTGGTTGGTGGATGAAGAACTGAAGAATGCTGTCTAATCTCCACCAAGTTATATCCTTCGTTTTCCAACTTTTGTGCTGTGCTTAATGCGTTCCATCTGTCATAGCCAATTGCTTGAATTTGAACGCCGTATTTTTCTTCTAAATTTAAAATAAAATCTTCGACAAATTTATAATCTATAACTCTGTCACCACAAGCTATGACTTTATTTGTTCTTAGTAGTTCTCTATAGTTAACTTTCTCGTATGCCTGCTTCTCTTCAATTCTTCCCTCAGGAATAAAAGCAAACGATTCGGCTAACACATTGTTTGCACCATCAACACTAACCATTGACACGGACGTATTATCATTTGTTTCTGACAAGTCAAGCCCTAGATACACTACTCGACCTCTCCAATCTATATCTGCTACTTTGCAATCCTGCACATCCTTAACGTCTATGTATGTTTCTGTTCCAACTCCCTGATATATGATGTTGCAATGCTTTGTGACAAAGTTCTCTCTCGACGACTCAACAGCTATTGCCTTTGCTCTTTTCTTTAATAAGTCTTCCCATATTTCAGGAATTTCAAGAGCGACAGGGTTCGCTTGCTGTAAAATCAGGTCGTCTGTTTCCCAGCCTTTGGTTTTGTCAGGCTCGTACAAAAGAGCGAACACTGTTTCATCTTTTTCTATTCCGTCAAGAACTTTTTTAGCATATGAAACCTCGTCCTCGAACGGATTGTCAACGGTTGGATATTTGGTCGAGATTATAAATCCTAACTTGTTTAGGATGTTAAGCTGTCCTGACCTCATAGCTTCAATCGGATATGAAATTGGCAAAGCTCCAACCTCGTCGGCGCAGAACACGTTTGGTAGTTTGCCGTCCATTCTTGAAGTAGAATACGATAAAGGAATGTACTGTGTGTGAGTTGGGTTAAACATGATATAATCACGCAAAATTTTAAATCTCTTTTTATTCCTATATTCGTAAATCAAAGGAGAGGATCTTATCGTCTCGGCTATTGCTTCCCTTATTTCTCTCGATAAACTTCCGTCAGGAGCTACTGAATAAAATTTCGAGAATTTAGGTTCTGTCAAAAAAAGTAATATAAAAAGTGTCGCTACAGTATAAGTTTTAAAATTTTTTCTACAAATTTCTAAAATGCCTGTCTCGTATCTTCTCTTGCTTTCGTTATCACGATAAACCGTACATAAAATTGCAATGTAGAAAAGCCATTGATAGCCACAAGTACAATCATATAAGCTCTGACCTGCTTTTAATCCTTTAGGCATTACAAGAAGCTTAAGCACGCTTTCAATCTGTTGAAGTTTATGCTTACTTATCACATACTTTTCGCTCTTTTCTTCGCAGATTCTCATAAACTCTCGCATTTGAGCTTTGACAAACTTCGGAGTGCTTTTTTTTTTTATGTTTTTCTCGCAAAAATCATAAGCTTTATTCACTCACATCACCCCCATTTAATATTCGCAATAATGGGTCTTCTTCATCGTCTGTAGTATCGTCAACCTTGTATGCCTTTAATATCTTCATTAGTGAAGCTACCGTCTTGTTCGCAGAATCGGTCGTCTTGTTGTACTCAGTAACGGCAGGACTTGTATATAGATTCTGTCTGCCTTTGACATATTCCTTCTTAACGAGCATTCCTTCTTCTTTCATTGTTTTTTCCAATTCAGCTAATATGTTTAGTTGAACTTGATAACGCTTGAACGTTGTCACAAAAAAGAAATTACTTTGAGCGCCACTTTCCTCGGCGATTCTGATAATCTCCTCGGCTTGCTTTTGCAAATTTATCTTTTTATCAGCCATTGTTTTTTTCCTTTCTTTAACAATTTTTCAAGTCCTACCATTGCTCCTTTTTTATCTCCTGCAATGATTTGTCCTTTAATTGTTCTATATTGCTGTTTTGTCAAAAACTCTTTGTTCTTTTTTAACTCTTGAAACTCTCTCATATTTTTTCAGCCTTTCCACCTGTTAATTCTTCCCATCGTTCAATTATGACATCGACGTAGCGAGGGTCGTATTCCATCATGTAGCAGTTTCTTCCTGTCTGCTCACAAGCTATCAATGTTGTTCCACTTCCACCAAACAAATCAAGTACGTTTTCATTTTTTCTTGTGCTATTTTTGATTTGATACGCAAACAATTCAATCGGCTTCATCGTTGGATGTTCAGCGTTTCTTGTTGGTCTATCGAAATCCATAACTGTTGTTTGAGTTCTATCGTCGATAAAGTAATGGCTTGCTCCACCTTTCCAACCATAAAGACAAGGTTCGTGCTTCCATTGATAATCTTGACGTCCAATTACAAGTGAGTTTTTGTTCCATATAAGTTGCTGTCGAACCTCCAAGTTTGTTTTTTCCAAAGCTAACATAAAATTAATTGTTTCTCGGCTTGCATACCACACATAAAAAGAAGCACCAGCTTTCATATGGCTATATGCATTTTTGAAAGCGTTATAAAGGAAATTCTGAAATTCATCTTGTGTCATTGCATCATTTTGAATTTTTAATGCTTCACTTGTCTTTCCTTCGTAGTCCACATTATATGGAGGGTCAGTCAGGAGTAAGTTAATCTCCCCCCGTTTATAAGAGTGTTGACGTCATTCTCTGATGTTGAATCACCACACATTAAAGTATGATTCCCCAATCTATATACATCGCCACGTTTCGCTTTTGGTTCTTTCGGTGGCTCTGGCAATGTGTCATCGACTATGACTGAATTATCTAATTCCAAATCTCCAATCTCTATCTCACTAAATCCGAAATCAGTCATATCCATATCTATATCTTCAAGCTCTACACTTAATTTATCTAAATCCCACGTTGCGACCTCGCCGACCTTGTTATCAGCAACTCGAAACGCTTTAACCTGTTCTTCTGTTAGGTCGGTCGCTCTTATGCAAGGCACTTTTTCCAATCCTAATTTTTTCGACGCTTTTAATCTTGTGTGACCTGCGATTATAATATTATTTTCATCGATTACGATTGGAATTTTAAAGCCAAATTCGTTTATTGAATTAGCAACGTAATCCACAGCTTCATCATTATGCCGAGGATTATTCTCATAAGGCGTTATATCGTCAATTTTTAAATATTCAACCTGTAATTCCTGCAATGTCTACTTCCTTTCTTTTTCCAAAAAACCTTTGAGTTTTTAAAATTGTGTAAATAGAGGGGGCGCCGTGGTTCTGCCTTTCGAGATCGGAAGAGCACACGTCTGAAC